GGATGTGAATCGTATCGCCCTTCTTGCCATTGTGGTTGATTTTAGTAACCAAGTTACCTAGGACAAGATTGCTCTTGTATCCTGCAATAACTTCGTCTGACCACAATTCGGGAATGAAATTCGCCGCCGTTGTGATTGTTTGACCTGCTGTGCCTAAAGCCATAATTTAACTTCCTTTGTTTGTTTGGGTTATTTAACCCTGCCGTCTGCGTATGCAGAAAGTATTTCGTCTTGAAGTGACTCATACCTTGCAGGGTCTTGTGTGCGGAGTCTGATTAGATCAGCCCTACGGTATGTCTTCTTACCTGCTGTGGATTCTGAAGAAGTCCTTGATACACTCTTACCGTTCTTTAGTGCTTCAGTACGCTTGGTCTCTTTCCCTGCTTCAGCTACTGCTGTATTGGATAGTAGTGCACGTTCTTTCCAATTGCCTAGTAACTCATTAGCTGAGTTGAGATCATAGTTATGTGCGGACACGTAAAGTTGGGAGCGTATGGGACTTTCCTTTACCCACTCCTGAAACTTGGGGTCACCTATGACATCAAGATAATCAGGATGCGCTGCTTCAAGTTTCTGAGTTGTAGCATTAGCTGCTTGAACTACTTGCTGCTCTTTGAACTCACGGAACTGAGGATGATTCTCGATAGCATTGTTAACCGCTTGATCTGGGTTATCAAAGAAATCTACTTCATCTTCCTGTGGCGCGTCTGTTCCGCTTTGATTAGTGGTAAGTTGTTGTTGTAGGATACCGTCCGTTAGTTTCCTCAACTCGCCTATTTCTTGGCCTTTGCGACCTAGTTCTTTCTCTAGGTTCTCGTATGAGGTAACAATGTCCCTAGTTGATTTACCATTAAATTTAGAGGGAAGCTCATATTCTTCCTCTACTATTTCAGCTTCAATGGGTTGTTCCTCTGGGGGAGCCTCATTAATGTCTGTGAACTCTTTGGCTTCTTCTGGGGTTTCTTGTACCGCTTCAACAACTACACTACTCATATGACTGTTCTCCGTCTGTAAAGATTAAGGAGTTAAAATTATGTTAGAGTCAGACCTCATGATCCAATTGTTCTAACGCGAACTTAGTTGTATCCTCTAGATTTATCATCATGTTAAGGATACCTACTGCCCCTTTATTCGTAAAGAGGGTCTTCTCGTCGTCTATGTTCCTTATGTTCTCAAGTGACTCAGCCATTACAGTTAATTCTTTTAACCATAATGTCCAAGATTCACTCATGAATAAGTCTAGACGTTTCTCTAATATTTCTCTATCGTTCATCGTTTGATAGGTTTATTCTGTTTTTTATTACTACCAAATACTTTAGATAATTGGTTCTGTACTGTCACAGAGAGGGCATCCCAAGATTTAGCATCTCTAGCAAAATCAGAAGCCGCAACTTCCATACGTACTTTAGTTCCTAAACTTCCCCATTTGATTTTTTCTGCCATTATATATCTCCTAGTTACCTTTAGTTGGTTTTGTCATCTTCCCTGCGCTTTCGCTCTAGCCGTAGTTAGGTTAAGGATAGTTTCAGACTGAAGATGCTCTACTTCAGGGATGTTACGCTGTGTCTCTGATTGAATGTTCTGTGCAGTGGCACGTAGGTTATCAATCTTAGCCATCTTCTCTGCGAACTCCATCTGTGTCTTGACCATCTCTTTCTCTGATTGACCATCCATCATGTCACTCTGTATCTTAGCTGACTTAGCCATATCGAGAGTAGCACCGGCCTTCATCTCTTCTATTTCAATCTGTAACTTCATTAGTTCTAGCTGCTGAACCATCTGCTTGAGCTTCTGCTCTTCAGGATTAGGCTGGTTCATCTGCATGATTGCTTGTTTCATCTCATCACGGTTAGACATAGAACTATTCTCAAAGATACCTAAGAGCATAAGGTTAAATGCTGGAGTGCCTTGTTGTGTCATAGACAATAACTGTATCATCTGTGTCATCTCTAGCTCTTTAGCCATAATGCCCATGCTTGAGTACGATACGAACCTGTAGTCACCCGTTGGGTACCGTTGTGGGTCAAACTGAATGTATCTCCAAGCACACTTCTTGATCATAGGCATCAGGAAGTTCTCAGAGAAGTTCATTATGGTACGCTTCTGACGCTTAATACTAGCCGCCATCATCATACTCATACCTGAAGCTGTACCATTACGTGGATTAGCTGCGGATGAAGTCTGAGAGTCAATTGCCCCAGTACCCATCTGTACCATACGCTCTAGCTCTGATGCTTCAGTGAATGAACTGTTTGCTAAGGACCCAAAGTTAAGGGGCATTAGTACAGACTTAGGATCACCGTTAGTTAGGATAGTCTTACCGGCTTTAACTTCAAACTTAACGCCCCTAGGAAGCCTCGTAGCGTCCACTCCCATCATTGGGTGGGTAGTAAGTGCCAAAGTATCAATCCGCGCACGTAGCTCGGCATCTAGGGCCTTCTGTGGGTTATAACCTTTCTCGGCTATCCCTCTACCCCAGAACTTATTAGGTACCCGGTCTAATTGGAAGGCTACGAATGGACGATCACCCATCAAATAGGGATTCTCTACTGCGCGTAGGACCACAGAGTCGTTGGCTATGATAACCACGGCCTCAACTAGTTCATCATCGTCATAATCGAACACATCACCAGCACTTGACTTACCGGATAGGAACTTCTTAGGTACTCTTCCCCAATATTCAGTGATTTTTACTCTATCATCGTCAGTAGATACACTGTCATTCTCTATGTCAAAGCCAAAGTCCGCTTTATCGTAGGACCCAAGTGGTTTATCGTCGTAGATACCGTCTTTGATACCCTCAATAATCTCATACTTAGGCTTAATTACGATCTGTGCAACACCTAGGGCCTCATCTATGCTAGTTGCAGTGGGATCAATGACAAATTCTTGTGGAGTTAAGGGTGCAATACGTACAGTTACGTTATCTTCTTCGTAGACTACAGTGTCTACAGTCAATGTGTCTGGGATTGCAGTCTCTTTGAGTGACTTAGTAGTACCTTCGTCTACACTGATCTTAGCTATGCCTGTACCGTAGATAGCTGCGTTAAGTAAGCACTCAACAATTGCATCTTTAGCCTTAGCACGCTGTAAGTCTTCCTGTAGGTTAGTGCGGACTACCTTAACGTCGGTAGGGTCTTGATCAGCTACGTCATCACGTAAGTCAAACCACTTCTCTTGACCGAATACAGCTTCCTCTAGCTCCGCTACAGTGGACTCAATGGCCTGCTGTGTAGCTGGAGAGATAAGCCGGGAATTCTCTGACTCACGGGTCTTGTCTTGAGCAGACCAGATACCACGCCAGATACGATAGTACTCATCCCATGAGGTACGGTAGTTACTATTGCGGTGGTCTTCCCACTTCTCAACACGATCAATTACCCAAGAGCTAAGTACAGCTTGAGGATCGTTATACGCTAGGTCTTTATTGTCAGCCATGTGTATTATTCTTCCTTAAATTTAATAACCTGATATAACGTCAAAGGGTTCATAGTCATCTAACTCAATACTCTGTGCAAAGTCACTTACAGAGACCTGATCAATATACGCAAGAGAGTCAAGTAAGTCATCGTGTGCGAGCCTACTTGGGAAGTCCAAAGCCTGTGATATAAAATCAAAATTCCAATCAGCTTTGCGAAACAGTATCTTTCCCCTCTCAAGACGGCCTTGTAGTGCCCAAACGATACGATCCTGCTTCTTCCTACCACCATGTCTCGTGTCCGTAATATTAACCCACGTACTCTTAGCACGCATCAAATCTTCTAGATATGGCATAATGGCATTCTTCAATGCGCCTGCTTCAATCCCTACTGTAGTTGCCTGAACGTCTATAGCAGCATCAAGTATCTTCTGTGCTGTTTCTTTAATACCCCAACGACCATGTAGGATATCTTTAACAAACCACTTATCACCTACGATCTTTACGACTGAAATAGCCGTTTCATCCAACTTGGAAGTCTTGAGACCACGGTCTTTCTCAGCGTTCTCAAACCCTGCTGGATCGACTGATATAACGTAGCTACCTTGCTCTTTACTTTTGTCTTCAAAGACTTCATCATCTTCAACATATTTAATCCATTCTTCTTTAAACACACCACCTGAGAAAGATTCAAATGTTGCTTCAAACTCTTGTCTGAATGCCTGTGTGGACATATTGGCTTTAGCTGCCTCTATCTCCTTTGGGTCCATGAACTCATTGTCTGTAGAGTTAAACTGAAATGAATCCCAATCATCTGCATTCTCTGGCTTCTGTGCGTCCATCCAGAGCTTATAGAAGTGGTTCTTCCCACTTGGGGTACCTATGAATAAAGCACCACCCTTAACGTCTGCTAGAGTGGGACGTATGATCATCTCCCATACTTCGGGCTTCATTGATGCATATTCATCCATCACAACATAGGCTAGTCCAACTCCCCGGAGTGTGTCCGGTCTGTCTGATCCTTTGAGATATATCTTGCGATCATTAACGAGTGTAAGCGTCGCAGTATTCTCGTGTGCTGCTGTGATGACATCTCCTCCAATTTCCTTGAGGATACTCCATAGGATATCTTTAGCTTGTTGAAACGTTGGAGCAATGTAGAATACATCTTTAGAGTCCGACTGTAAAGCCTTGATCAATAGTATCCAAGCAGCTAAGTAGGACTTACCGAACCTTCGACCACATGAGGCCACTTTAAATCTCTTCTCTGATCTAAAGATTTCCATCTGTGCATCATGTAGCGCTATCTTAAGATCAGCCATCTGAAGACTCCGTATAGTCTGCTTCAATGGTTTTGTATTCTGATTCTTCTCGCTTATTTATTGCCTTAACTGATTCAACTATAATGTTGATACCAAGGTCCTGATGGTCGTGTGTGATCTCTATGGCTTTAGTTGTGGGGATGATACGATCAATACACATCTTTAGTGCATGTCTATCTCCCTCTAAAGCGAGATCAATTACCTTCTGTACTATCTCAGGGCCTTTGTCGGATAACAGTGTCCTTGATAGTTCTGTGTATTTATTGACTGAACCCTTAGGTCTACCTGCTGGATTTAAACTAGGCATACCCTTCTTGAAGTTAGGGTTGCCACGTGTCTTATTGACTGGTTTATCATTATCCATACCAATATTATACCTTTATCTTTACCCATATACAACCTTTCATTTAACATAATGAATAATCATAATGGAAGAATTATACTACCTAAGTGTACTTAAGTATACTTAAGATATTAGAGTTTTTTAGTTTGTTCATTGTGTTGTTATCAATGTACCACTCTTGTACTCTAGATACTTAAGTATGTAACCAACGACTTAATATAACATATTATAACACATTTAACTACAAAAGTCAATAGAGTTATCCACAGAAGTGTAAATAAACTTATGTGTTGCTCTTATGTCACACTTAGGGATACTTATGTATACCCCGCTCAATTTTAAAGTCAAGCTTTAGTTCACTCTAGCTACTTAAGTATTCAACCGTGCCCTTATCGTGTGGTATTCGTGGGTGTCTTTTGTGGTCTTTAGTGGTGCTTAAGTCCAATATTGCTTCTCATGTGCACCTGCGTCTATATCATAATTAAATAGAGTTCAAAAGGGTCCCCCCCACTCGCGCACACACACGCACACGCAGGCACGCGCCCACAGGCACACGCATGTACACCCACGCGCACAGCTGCGCACACACGTACACACACGCGCACGCGAGCGCCCGGACACACGCACACGCGAGCGCACCTGAGCGCATACACGCGCATGTGGTTCTATTGTATGCTGATGTATGCATGAGTGTGAAAGTGTATGATTATGGGTTACTAAGGCCCACTTAACCCCCGAACATCAGCACTACATGCGTACACATCAGCACTTTAGGCACGGCTGTAACCCTTGGTGGCCGTGGGTTACACATTTAATTTACATTTAATTGCAATTAGTTGTTGACTATAGAAATCAATGGGTCCACATTAGGTTTATTGAAACAAACCAACCCAAACACTTAAGGATCAAACAGATGTACTTAGCCCTAAACACAGAATTACGCAAGAACTTAGGACCACAGTTAGCCATATACTTAAAGGATTGGACATGGTTAACTGAAGCTCAGAAGCAGGACTACTACAAAGTACAACAGAAGTTTAATGACGTTGAACGCCTACTTCAAACATATTATAATTATACTTAAGTTTTTATAAAAATAGGTATTGACATTCCGTTGGTACCTATTTAATAAACACTTAACCCAATTAACTTAACCACTACAAAGGATTAAACACATGACTAACCCTTACGAAGTAATAACAGAGTCAAATATGAGCAAAGCAACGGCAATAATATTGAATAAACAGGCAAAATGCCAAAGGAAATTTTTAATATATAACGGTCAAAATGAGGCTGGATATAGGTTTACATTTATAAAGCTAACCCAAGATCAGGCCAGAAAGTTAATTGACGGAGGTGTTATGCCATATTATATAGAAGAGGGGAAAGTTTTAACATTTGATTTAGGTACTTATAAAAATTAATTCATTACATCAAGGGGTCTTGACAAGACACTCAGGACCCCTTAAGTAATCAATTAACTTAACCACTAACCAAGGATTAAACACATGACTTATAAAATATTAGGTGTTGGAAGTAATGCAAAGACTACCAAGGGCGATGGTAGTAAGTATCTGACGGGTATCGTATACTTAGCACCCGCTAAAAGTGTTGAGGGTATGAACGTATGTCCTATGGCAGTAATTGCAGGATGTTTTAATGCTTGTCTATACAAAGCAGGCCGAGGCGTTATGGCTCCAGTGGAGAAAGCGCGGGTTAGAAAAACCATATTACTACGTGATGACCCTGAAGAATTCTACCGGTTGCTCAGAATTGATCTAGATACTCTATTGCGTAGATGTTTAGCGAATGGAGTACAGGCCGTCGTACGTTTTAACGGTACGAGTGATAAGGATATACTTAAGCTTGTTAAAGAATATCCATTAATACAATGGTACGACTATACTAAGGTATACAACCGAACCAATAAAACCCTACCAGCGAACTATCACTTAACCTTAAGTTATAGTGAAGCTAACATGGATTATGCTAACAATGTACTTGATCATGCTAAGACTAATAACGTTAATATGGCTGTGGTATTTAGGACCGCAGAAGGTATACCTAAGACATTTAAGGGAATGCCTGTGATTTCAGGGGATAAAGATGATTTAAGATTTCTAGACCCGTCGAACGAGCCTCATGTAGTCGCTCTATATGCTAAAGGTCCTGCAAAGAAGGATCAGACAGGTTTTGTAATTGACGTATAACAGTAATCAACCATAAAGGAATTAAACAAATGACTAACTCAGCATTATACTTAGATTGGCTAAACAACTTCTTGACTTTAGAGCGATTCGCAGAATACTATGGCATTACATTGGAAGAGGCTGCAATCGTGATTAACACAGGTCGTGATGACCATGAAGCAAATGTAAAGGGGCTAAACAAATGATCAACGTATTATCTTTATTTGATGGAATGTCGGGTGCTCGAATCGCACTAGATAAACTAGGTATACCCTGTAAGTATTATGCTTGTGAGATTGACAAGTTTGCCATTAAGGTATCAAAAAAGAACTACCCTGATACTATACAGATGGGGAGCGTCACTGATCTCCATTGGTACGATGAGGGGCTCCACGCTCATCTACAGCCAAAGATTGATCTACTCATTGGTGGCTCACCTTGTCAAGGGTTTAGTTTTGCAGGTAATCAATTGAATTTTGATGATGAACGTAGTAAATTATTCTTTGAGTACGTCCGTATACTAAAGGAGACCAAACCTAAGTACTTTCTATTGGAGAACGTACGTATGTCTAAGCAGAGCCAAGACGTTATATCAGAAGCATTGGGAGTAGAGCCCATCGTTATTAACTCTAATCTAATGTCAGCACAAAACCGCCATCGTCTGTACTGGACAAACATCCCATTTGATATGCCTACGGATAAAGAAATTGTCTTGTCCGATATATTAGAGGATGGGATTACGGATAGAACTAAATCACATTGTCTTGATGCTAATTATTTCAAAGGTGGTAATTTAAAATCATACTTTGAGAAGCATAGGAGACAGTTAGTATTTAGCGAAGAAGGCCTTTGTCACGTAGGCTCAGCTGATCTTAATGGGCACGACTCAATGAAGCGTGTCTACCATGCAACGGGTAAATCACCTACGGTAAACACGTGTACTGGTGGAAACAGAGAGCCTAAAGTTTTTGTTGCACCTTATAACTGGCGTAAAATGACACCACTTGAATGTGAACGTCTACAGACTGTACCAGATGGGTACACTGAAGGGGTCTCTAATACCCAACGCTACAAGATGTTAGGTAATGGTTTCACTGTCGATGTTATTGCACATATTTTAAAAGGAATTAAGTAAATGATCAAACTATATAAATCGAAAGCTAAAGGTATGAGCACTGGTGGGCTACGTTATGCAGTGTCAGACATCAAGGCAACTTGGGAAGCTAACCCGGCTACGTTCTATAAAGACACAGACTATGCTTTAAAGCTATTGGCAGAACACAAAGCATACTCAAGCGAACTTAAGTACCGTGATGGGCCAACGAATGCTCAAATGAAATTAGAAATCCTACGGAGATCAGATGATGTCTAAAGCAACAATGGACCTTAGAGATAAAAACATACAGGATATGCTTGACTTTAAAGTTCTTAATGTTTCTAATGAAGATAAGGAAATTATTCTATATCAATTCTATAAAGATGTATTTAATGAGTTGACATTGCATGATCAGCAGATTATGATCAAAACATACACAGATTTAGACCCAAGAATACGATATGGAGAGAATAAATGGTGATAATAAAAGATATTTTAGCTGGACTTCTGATATTCATGATGTTATGTATAGCATTAGTAGCATTTTAAACAACAACACATAAGGAAATTGAGACATGACTACTAAAACAAAGACAGTCGCAACGCCCAACCGCTTAGGGCATGAAAAATATGGATCAAATAAAGATTACATTAATGAACTTGAGGCACTAATCTTGGGACCTTTAGTCGGCTTAGAGATGATGGACGGTGATCTATACATGAGCGACTACCGTGCGTTGATCAGAGGCAAATGGTTAATTGAAAATAGGGAGAAATAAGATGATCACATATGAACATAATTGGAATCGTGAAGTAGTACTCCATGATCTTTGGGATAAAGAAGTTATTTATCTGCTGGATAGACAAATACGACAAATGGCATTCCAACAATTTAAAAGAGACTTAAAAACCCATACCACAGAGGAGCTCTCACAGCACCTTAAAGGACTGATGGACTAGGCAAGGTAAGGACAACCCTCATAACGCTCTGTGTGAGCCACCTAGGACACACTAGACACTAACAAAGGACAATACAATGCGCTGTAAGACATGTAACGAGAACTTATCCACTGCTGAGAGTGTAGTAGTGGACACACACACCGGAGATTTCTTGGACCTATGCCACGTATGTACAGGTGTGACAAATAAGTCACTATCGGAATTCGAATGGGTCAATGATATAGAAATAAATTATAATGATGATTGACAATAAGAATAAATGTGTTACCCTAATACTATAGTATACGTATGAAGACTTCTTAAGTAGTACCTTAATGTACACTTTAATTAGAAACATAAGGTAATACTTAAGTAGACTTAAGAATACTTAAGGGAGAATTTAAGTGAGTAATAATATAAGGCTTAAGGGTGGTATAATAAAGTACCAGATTAAAAAGACTGTTAAAGTATATAAGTTTATTAAAAATAAGTTGAATGATAAGGAAGCACTACAAGAAATTAAACAACACTTAGAAGGATACGAAAGATGACAAGTAAGAATGATTGGGGTATTGTAGAAGATATCTTTATGGAAGGTGATAAATGTGAAGGATGTGAGTATAGAACTTTAGTATACTATGACATGGGACAATACTCATGTAGCCTACTCGATGCAGCCTATGGTAAACCAACTGACTGCCCTCAATTAGAGGGTGAACTTGAACTACGGAAGGAAGAAGAAGCAAACAAATAATACTTGACTAATAAATAAACTTAAGATACAATATAGATACAACCAACCAACAAAGGAACTAATGATATGATTACAGAAGGAATTGCTAACTTCATTAACCTCACTGACACTGAGATGTTTAATGGTAAAGACACCGGTAAGTACAGCATCATGCTCACCATTGAAGAAGATCAAGTTAAGACACTCGAAGATGCAGGGGTTGTCGTTAAGGAATATAAGAACCAGAAGCAACGTAAGTTTGTAACACAGTACGCTGGCTTTGAAGTCTTAGATGTCGACGGTGGCATCATTTCTAAGAACATTCCATATGGTTCTAAGGTACGTATCTTATGGGAAGCAGGCAAGCCACACCCAACACATGGGTCTGCTCCATACTTCAAGAAGATTAAAGTACTTGAAGCTGCTGAGCATGACTTAGAGGGTTCAGAAGATTTCTAAATAGGAACTGATATGGCTGATGTAGTATCAAAGAAGCCCTGCCCCACATGTCGAAGTGCGGGTAGGGACAGACACGGAGACAACCAAGTAAACTATAGTGATGGTAACACCCATTGCTTCTCATGTAACACGACAACATTTGCAGATGGTAACACACCTGTACAAACAGTGAGAGTTAAAGGTATTGAAATGACAGGCACAGTAGGACCAATCAAAGACAGGAAGATATCACAGCATATCGCGGAGAAGTTCAAAGTAACATTGGAGCACGCATCAGATGGTAGCATCACTAAGCATCATTACCCTTATACTGACACTTCTGGGAATATTATAGGCACTAAGATTAGATCATGTGTCGCTAAGGACTTCAGAACAACAGGGACATTCGAAGGTACAGGACTATTCGGGCAGAGCATATGGCGTGAGGGTGGTAAGTTCATCACCATTACAGAGGGCGAAGTAGATGCTATGGCTGTGTGTGAGATGTTCGATGGTAAGTGGCCTGTAGTGAGCATCAAACGTGGCTCAGGGGCGGCAGTTAAGGACATCAAGGAGTCACTTGAGTGGCTTGAGACATACGAGAACGTGATCATTTGTTTTGATCAAGACGATGCAGGCA